TAATACCTTGTTGACTTTTTCCGGATCCACACTGAATCCGCTTTCTGTCGCAAGTTCAATCTTTGTTTCTAAAAATTCTTTATATGTCATTTTTCAAAAGGAGACCGCATATGCATCACTCTGGCCAGAGTCCCGGTTCCTTTCTTTACTTTCTTTTAATTACATCATGAATAATATCTGCAAGAAGCTTAGATAACGTTCCTAAAATCAAGTGATATAAAAATTCCATAGGTAGCACCTCCTTCATCTTTTATTCGAGCTCTACCATAAATATGGAATTACATTTTTTCACACAAATTAAACATTCTTAAAATGTCATATATCAGTATTAATTCTCGTTTACATAAAATCCTCTAAACTCATCTGCCCCTTGCAATTGCCACCGATTGTTGTTGGGTCCCAGCCAACTCCAATGTAGTCCAGAACCTTCGCCCATCCGTAGTCGTTCCCGTCAGCATCCTTGCACATGTGGAACATCAAATAATCCCACTCTTTCGGATTGCTCTCATACAGCAGATCAAAACGATGTGGTCGTTTCTCCATGTGGATTCCGAAACCGCACATACTGCATCCGGTACGCTGCGCTTTTGTTGTATACAATGTACCATCTGGCTTTTTCTCAATCGTACCGTAAATCTCCGGTATCAAAGATTCCGGCATCTGAAAATCTTCTGTTATTATCCCATCCTTGATTCCAGCAGCACGATACTCTTCTTTTAATCCATTCTTCCAGAGATCATCCATCTCCAAGGCAAGTGCAAGAATGTCCTGCCGGTGAAAGATTGCAAACGGCGCTGATCGTATTGTGGATGCACCGAAGTAATTGCATCCGTTCATTCGCAGGCTCTTGGCACGTCTGCCTCCCTCGGATGCCATCAATCCAAGATAAGGGACGCTATTATGTTCCTTGCCCCAGTCATCACAATTCTTTTCCTTAAGGTAATAGCAACATTTCGCTGATACCGAGAAATCCGGTTTCCCAAAGTCGCATCCTTCGGCTTCATTTTCGTACCCACCGAACAATTTTAACCACCGCTGATTAAGCTGCATCTTCGAATTCTTCTGCCATCCACCATATTCCCCGGTCTCTCCCGTTATAATCGCGTGTCTGACTGTCTTATTCTTCTCGGTTGGATTCTGCAGCAACTCGATTTTTCCTGCAATCTCCTTGGATATGACCGGAAAGCCAAACTCCCGTATAACCTTTGGCTTTGTCCATCGTGTACCATCATCCCGCATGAGCGGTGGCACATTTATAATTCCTATTGCCTTATGTACTCTTTGAATGCTTGCATCCTCGAGTGTAGATGCTGATACACCTGGTACATCGATGTTACACACTTCATGAATGAACATATACAATATAATGCTGTCCAGACCACCTACAGACACATGGCAGTTAAGTCCTCTACGATCACATTCTGATCTGAACTCTTCCGCTCTGATCTGTGCGTATTTTCTTTTAAAGCTGTAATCCTGCTTTTCTTTTTGCATGAATGAAGCAATCTTCTCATAAGCTCCCAGCCGCTTCATCCTATCTTGTACTGATTCCATTTGTTTTTGGAGTAAAGAGCTCTTTAACGCTGGCCAGCAAACCTCTCACTCCTTTCTGTCCTATTTTTCGTACACCATCCATGTTATCCTAAAAAAAAGATTGGAGGTGAAAATATGATATCTGAATTTTTAAACCAAGTGCCCTTATTCTTCTCAATGTTTTCTGGCATTTTTGAAGGATTTTACATTGTTATGAAGTGTATTGTTAAAAATCCTTTTTTACTCTTTCTTTTGGTACTTGGTATACTTAGCGCCACTATAAAACACAGACACAAGTTTTAACTTTAAGGCACTATCCGGTGCTTCTTGTGATAGTGCCTTTCTTTTCGTTATACATGATGGACTTACTCATTCTTCATCACGTCCATCCTTTTCCACCGCGTTATATATCCTCAGATAAGTTTCATACTTTTTCTGATTCATCGAATTGGCAAGGAATCGCAAGAAATCCTTGTTCCGCAAGCATTCCTCCGGCGTGCCGATCGCGCGGTACTGCTGTACCTCTTCCAGTGACTTTACAGCTATTTCACATGCCTGAATTTCCTTTTTGCAATTCTCTAAATTGCTGTAATACTCACCAAGGCTCTTTCTTTTAGCCGCAAATACCTTTGGCATTATTAACATCAACTCTGCCAATGCATTTCTTGATTGTTCCATAGCATTTTGAATAAATATTTTTACTTCATCAATCGTCATGGTTGCACCTCCAACAGTTCCGGATGTTCAATCGCATTTCCAAGCACTTTACATTCCCCGCCAAGGACTTCCCAACTTTCAGCCGACAGTCTGTTTGTAACTTGGAAAGACAATGATTCTTCATCCCACAAAACTTCACCGGCACAATCTGCTTCTGCATATCCGCTTTCTGTGCTATATGTGTCAAGATAAACAATTACATCGTGTTCAAATATCAATTTCTCATCTCGATCTGTCCGTCCAGTACATCGGCAGATTGTAGATGGGTTAACTCTGTACCAATTTTCAAATCCAAGGTTTCCGTAACCATGTCCAATATGTTTTGTAAACATATTACTATTCTTGACAGGAATTATAATTGATTCCCATCCATCTGTTGCATCACAGCTTTGAATAAGATTACCTTGCACCCATTCTCCATCGTCAAGCCTCTTTGCTTTGATATAATTCATTCTGATACCTCCCAAATTATTCTTCCTGTTGCTCAAAGGAAACATTTATTGGCATCTTCCAAGAGGATTCTGTAATACTAGAAAGCGATTTCAGAAATGATTCCGCAACATTTTCTTTAAAATTTGTACTCTGCAGCTGTCTTCTGATTTCTTTTGCGAATTCCTCTCTGTTTTCATTGATATACTTTTCAATTTCTTCTTTTACCGTTTTTTCAATAGTGTTTTTCGCGAGCCAATCAAAGTATGGAACCGCACGCCAAGTATCCTTTTTCACGAATTCGCCCTTGCTGTCCACATACTTGTTTGTCATTTCATGAATAGCATCACGAACTACAACTTCCGGATTTCCCAACGCCTTTACAATTCCCGCATTTACTTCTTCTCTAACTGCCGCTTTAATAACTTCATCGCTAACGTTCAAACTCATCATATTAGCCATTTATCTGTAACCTCTCTTTCCTTTATTCCTCGCGTCTTTTTCGCAATACGGAAGAGAACAATGTCCGGATTCTGCAAAACCCATGAACCCTTTCTTGCTTGCACTCTTCCAACGCTTGCACGACATGCACCGCGCATCAGGCTGTGTGGCATTGTTTCCGATTCCTATTCTCGACATTCGGTGTCCTCGCTTTCTTAGTGAAAATCCGCTTCCGGCTCTTTTTCCGGTTGAATATAACTGTCATCATATTCCTTATCAATAACGATAGCCGTTCCAGCTCTGGATAATCTCAAGAGTAGCACCTCAAATTCACTCAAGTTTCTAAGTGACGAAATCGTCAAATCCTTATAGGCAGAAAGCGTATATGGTTCTTCTTTTCCGTTATTCCATATCCACTTTGACACGGGAATTTCAACATTCAGTTTTTCATCATGCTCATTTTCAAATGTGATAACTGCTCTTTGCACACTGCTCCATGATGGCTTATCTTCCAGCTCAAACCGCATTTCACATTCCACGGATTGATAAGAAACGCCATCATCGTAATCAATGTCTAAATCTTCTGTGTCAATATCCCTTTCACATTGTTTAATCCATGCCTTGAACAAATCCGTAAGTTTGATTTCTTTCTGCTCCGGCTCCATCATAAGGTCTTTAAAATTCTCCAAAATCTTTTTATTTCCAATACAGAAATCCGAATTAACAATCTCTGTTAAAACAGAATCAAGTTTAGGAAGGTACTCTGAAAAATCATAACTCTCAATGTATGGAACCATGACTTCTTTTACCTTTTCCTCAATGGCATGCTTTGCATCTCCCCAGTGAAAAGCATCCTCAATTGCGCTTTCCAATGCCTTCATGAATTTTCTTTTAACAATTTCACTCGCCTCATCTGAAGACAAGCTCTCCTGTGCTATTTTCAATAATTCTTCTTTCATCCTTACACCGCCTCTCCTGTAACAATGTCCCAATGTTCATCCTCGATAAATGTCTGCCGGATAATCGCATCGGACAGATAGTGTTCTTTGCTCTTCGGCTGTTTTCTCCAATAGGAATCAATGTAATAAGCAACCCACTTCATAAATTCCTCGATCTTGGCATTCGAGAACCGGTACGATTCTTTCAGTGTGGGAATTGTCAGGTACATTGTGGATG